TATCTTCACAATAATGTCGAAGGACTCAAAGGGGATCTACTCAAGATAGCAAAAGCAGTCTAATGGCAAAGTTAGAGAACAATAGTCTTACAGTAGGTCCATGGCCGTTACCCTCTACTTTGAGGCGTTCAGACGTACTTGGAAATTTGTTTACTGTGGGGTCATTGTTTGCCTATGAGTTAAGACCGATACCTTACGACAACATCGGAAAGGCGATCAGCGAAGGTGATATCAGTTCAATCGATGATTACGTCGCACCCTATTCGACGTTTACATTGAATGCAACAGCAATACCATCAGATCCCGACGAAGTGATCTTGAGTTGCTCGTTTGCTCCACCTGCATACGCCAATTTACTTGGAATCCCTCCAGGTATTGCGATGCCTCAAATAAGACCCTTCAAGACGATTCTAGAAGAACCTAACCCAAACTCGCCTCCGAACCGAAGTGGGGGGATCGCACCTAACATACCTGCAGAGGGTCCTACGTGGACTGCGCCGCTGTCTGAGGAACCTTATATCACTTCCCTGAGTTCGGGGGGCACTGCGACGCTTATAGGGTATTATACAGAAAAGGCGTGGTATGACCGTGAATGGATTCTGAGGTATCCGAATTGTTTAGCGAGGGTGAGTAACAATGGTGTACAAGCTATAGAACCTAAGGACATCCCTCAGGGTGTACCATTGGATACTAATGAGTTATTCAACAATCCTAAGATTGTTAAACCAATCCTTAGCAACATTACACCTGCTACATGGTTTCCACAAACGAAAGCCGACGCAGAGTTGTATGATCATCCAGAGATGGCGACGTTGTTAGCGAATTGTCAAGATATTGTATCATACAAAGCAACAGAGATTAAGAAGGTAAGATTTTTCTTTGTTGTCTTCATTGAATCTGTATTGGTGGGTAGGACAACTCCTGATCTTACATGGTATCCGTGTTTTATGACGGTGCAGTATAACTCAAAGTATTCTCAGCAACGTATAGATACTGCAATAGCTACGCCAAAAACACCGAAACCTTTATTCATTCCTCCAGATGCCTCTTAGTAATACACCAGCATTATCATCTCCTCTGGATTTAACTACAGGACATGGACCATGGCCACCTGTAGGGTTCATACCTATTGTCCCAACCCCTCCAGGAGCGAAGACGCCGACGCCCACTGGAGCTAGTGCTAACGTTATTATTAATGGACGAAATGTTCATATGGTTGGTAATGTAACTCTACCACACTTTGCTCTATTACCTATTCCTGGAGATCTTCATAGTGACACCATCGGTACAGGGTCTCCTACAGTCTTTGTGAACGGAACACCCATGGCAGTGGTCGGAAGTGTTATTGCGTCTCCTGTAGGGGCATATGGAGGTGTCTTAACAGGTCAGGGTGCTTTGACTGTAATAGTTGACAGCAATGGTGGTGTACCCTTATAATATAAAAGTCAATTGAATTGAATTATGGCAAAAGCACGAGTTGGTCTTAGCGGTGGTGCAACCATCGAAACAAAACCCAAGCGTACTCGACAAGGATCGGGACAGCACACGAAGTATTCTGCTACATCCCGTAACGGTAAGCGTAAGCGTTATCGTGGTCAAGGACGTTAATGTCTGAATACATCGAACCGATGTTTGCAGTCCCTATCTTCCACCTCTATGCGGAGGATTGGGACCGTAAGAAAGTAGCTCTGCAGGAGATTGCGCGTACACAATCCTTTAAAAAGGACCCTGGAGAGTATGTTCCGAGTGACTTTAGAGCACCTAAGGCAGAATGGAGCGCGATTGAACCTCTTATTGCAGACGAGTTGCGGAAATTTAAGGATCAAGTAAAGATCGATCTGCAGATTGACGCATATTGGTTCGAGCGTGCGGGAAAAGGTGATCAACATCTACTCCATAATCATGGAGCTACGGGTTTTAGCGCAGTCATGTACATTGAATATGACGAAGAAGAGCATACACCCACACAGTTTGTGTCTCCATTTGATAATGTGATTGGATGGGTTGATATATACTCACCAAGGGACATACGAAGTGGATCTGTTATCTTCTTCCCTTCATTTGTACATCACTATACGTTACCGTGTGATAGTGACAAAGAACGTCTGATCCTTTCCTGGAACATGAAATGAATTTAATCTGTAACTTACCTGCCGAGAAGGTATGGGTGCGTAAGGAATACCTTCGTGATCATCAGGATGGTCATGGAGAGTTTGTGGAAGGCGTCTGGGTATCTTGTAAGAGTATACCTGGACGTGCTTTTTACTTTGAGACATATTTGCCTGAGTATGGGGCAATGTATGATAAACTTCCTATCAGTGCATTTGTCAGAGCACCTAAAACACCAACACCTGACATGTCACTGGAAAACCTACAGTTTTGGAACTGTATGGACTATGGTGTAGTAGCTATCAATAAAGGTTTCGTAACCTCTATGGATGCTGAGATCTATACCAGGGACCATGGTTTGATGCATGGTCAGTATTTGTTCACATTAGATAACTATCATGCAAATCCTGATGTGATAGATAATAATGTGAGCGAAGTGCCTCAAGAGCACAAATCGCATAATTGTATTGCGTTAGAGAATGGTCAGTATGCATTGTATCCTAACAATAGGACACGATTCTACGACCTCTCTATCACTCCTGAGAACCCTACGTTCCCTGACTTTAAGGTTTCTACCATAGAATACCAAGTAGAGGCAGGAACGGACTGGGGACGCTTAGGAGACACTGATGATTATTTTTGGGAAACTAATGCTGAACGAAAACAACGGACGGAGACCACAGATGGACAAACGAGTGGACAAGAGTGAAGACTTTAAACAGTCTGGTATGACTCTTATTACCGAGATCGATAGTGAGCGTTACCTAAAGAAAGCTAGTAAGATGAAAGATGTCAAAGAGGGTGAGATCTTTGACAATCAAGAGGAGTGGGCGGACGGATTCTGCGGTAAGTGATAAATAGAAACAGCCTATTGCTGTGTCTAAATGCCTTCCTTTCAGACATTTAAAGATCTGAGTATTACCTTTAAGAAACATCCTGTATCTGACGATATTGTTTCTGTGAAGGATAAGGCAGCTATTGTACAATCAATCTCTGCCTTACTCCTTACCAACAAGGGAGAAAGACCATTTCAACCTGACTTAGGTTCTGATCTAAGGCGTGCTCTATTCCAACCTCTTGATTATGCAACTGCTGCAATCATCAAGGAGAAGGTTAGAGAGTGCATCACTAGATATGAACCTAGAGTAAGGGTAGATGACATTATTTGTGAACCTGATGCCGATACTAACGGTTATGAGGTTGAATTGTATTATACTATTGTCGGAAGAGATGACAGACCAGTAGCTGCACAATTCTTCTTAGAGCGTACACGATAATGCCTTATACACAGGTTGCTAATTTAGACTTTGAGGAAATCAAAGTAACTCTCAAAGAATACTTGAGAGGACAAACAGAATTTACTGACTATGACTTTGAAGGAAGTGCATTATCGAACCTTCTTGATGTCTTAGCGTATAACACGTATTATACGGCGTTTAATACCAATATGGTAGTCAATGAACTATTCATTGATTCTGCCACCTTGAGAGACAACGTAGTAGCGATTGCGAAGCAACTAGGGTACAGACCCAAGAGTGCTACCGCTCCTACTGCGTATGTCTCTTTTAATGTAAATTATACTAATCCAACAACTGATACTGAACTCATCCTGAAGAAAGGAACAGGATTTATTGCTTCTTATGATAATAACATCTATCAGTATGTTGCACTTGACGATGTAAAAGCACAAGTTGCGAATGACGTAGCTATCTTTACTGATGTTCCTATTGTAGAGGGCACACAGGTAGTCAATACATTCTTATACAGTAGAGCACTTAAGTCTCAAAGATTTATTCTTGACAACAAAAATATTGACACCAATACCATCAGAGTAAAAGTATTTCCTACTGGTGGTAGTTTTAGTGAACCATACCTTGTAGCAGATAATATTCTAGGTGTGGATGGTACATCTAAAATCTTCTTCTTAGACGAAATTGAAGATAATAGATATGAAGTTCTCATGGGAGATGGTGTATTAGGTAGGAAACCAGAAGATCAATCTCGTATTGAGGTTTCTTACATGACTACTGCAGGTCCAGCTAGTAACGGTGTAAAAACTTTCGTATTTAATGGTGTTATTGAAAACCCTGCAGGTGTATCTCCTGCTTCTTTCACAACATCGATCACTTCCACTACTGCCTCAGCGGGTGGTGAAGAACTAGAATCGACCCAGAAGATCAAATATACCGCTCCTAAGGCATACGGCACACAGAACCGTGCAGTGACCTCTCAGGACTATGAAGCAATCGTTCGTAAGATCTATCCAGCAACCAGTGACATCATTATTTTTGGTGGAGAAGATCAAGTACCACCTGAGTATGGAAAAGTCTTTATTGCATTGAAACCAAAAGATGCTAGTTACCTTACTGCACTAACAAAACAAAGTATTATTGCAGATCTAAAGAAATACGTTGTTGCTTCTATTGAACCTAAGCTAGTCGATCCTTCTATTCTCTATGTTGAGATGAATAGCAAGATCTATTACAACGGATCTTCTACTGATCAGACACCAGCGCAGATTAGAGATAAAGTAATCGGTAACGTACAGTCTTATCTTGATACTTCTGATACTGAAAAGTTTAATGGTAAGTTCAGATACAGTAAGATGGTAAGTGTAATTGATGATTCCGATAGAAACATTAATTCTAATTTGACATCTGTAACAATGAGAAAGGATTTCTATCCTTCTCTAAATTCTACCTTCTATTACGAGATTTGTTTCCAGAATACATTTGATAAGGATTGTGACGAACCTGTTCTTTCTTCTACTGGTTTTAGAGTCACTGAGTATCCCAATTTCGATGTGTACATAGAAGATAGGGATGGCAAAATTGTCCTATATACACTAGATAGCGTAACTGGCGAAAAGGTTGTTCTTGACAAGGAACTTGGCGATATTGATTATGATGAAGGTGAACTTAAAATTTACAATTTGACTATCATTAAAGGTAGTTTCTTTGATAATCGTATTTCTGTAAGAGTCAAACCCCTTTCTAATGATATCAAGGCACTTCGTGAAGTGTATCTTGACGTTGACGTTGCAAATTCCTCGTTCACTGCATACAAAGAGTAAAGTAAATGCCTGCTGTAAAGACTAAGAGAATTTCCACTCTGATCGAGACGCAGCTTCCTGCTTTTATTACTGATGAATACGAACTCTTTAGTAAGTTCGTTCAGAAGTATTACGAAGCACAGGAAGTGCAAGGTGGCACTTTGGATATTATCAACAATATCCAGAAGTATGCTGATATCGATTATTATGAAAAGAATCTTCTAACACAGAACGATATCTTAGATACCACTATCAGCGATAGTGATACTACTCTTGTCTTACAAAACGCTACATCATTCCCAAAGAGAAATGGTTACGTTAGAATTGATGATGAGATCATCTTCTATGCAACTAGAACTGATACAGAGCTAAGACAGTGCTCTAGAGGTATTAGTGGCAACACTACTCTTGGCAATCTGTACGAATCAAGTAATTTTACCAGCACAAGTGCTGCAGCACATAATTCAGGACAAAAGGTTCATAACGTTAGTAACCTTTTCCTATATGCACTTGTCAAGAATTTTGAAAGTCAATATCTAGGTTCTTTCCCAGAAAAGTATCTTAAGGGTGAAGTAGACAAGAGAACTTTAATCAAGAACATTCAGAAGTTCTATAAAGCTAAAGGAACTACAAGTTCTATTCAGTTTATCTTCAATACTATTGTTGCGAAGGATCATACTAACAAACCAGAAGTATACAAACCAAGAGATTTTACATACAAATCTTCTGAAGCAGATTGGATTAATGTATATGCACTTAAGTGTAAGGTTATCTCTGGTGACGTTAAAAATCTGATTGGAAAGAAAATTGTTCAGACTGCCACTGAAGAATATGGTTATGCTGATACAACCGTAGATAACGTATATGCTGATGGTACATCAGATGGCGAAGTAATTTACAATATTGTTCTAGCACCTGAGACCGTTAATGGTTCATTTGAGGTATCTACTAAAACTAAGCTAGAGAAAACCCTGTCAGGGACTGCATCTTCAGGGGATAGAATTGATGTATTCTCAACAGTTGGTTGGGGCAAAACTGGATCTATTCTTATCGGAACAGAAACAATTACATTCGATGATAAGAATGTAACTCAGTTTGTTATTGATGAAAGAGCGGCACAGACTGCTGTGCAACATGAAGTGGGAACATCAGTTTATAAACCAGTAACCATTAGTGGTGCTGGTGTTACCTTACTGACTTTGGGTGTTGTATACAACCTACAACCATCCGATGCTCAACCATATTCTGCTACTGGGGACAAGATCCAAATCTCTAATCCAGGATTTGAAACTTCCGATTCTAAGATTGTTCAGACTGGTACTAACCAAACTAGATGGGTGTTGAATACAGGTGCTGCAGTCAATGTGCCTACGCTTCCATCGGTCGCATCCTCGCTAGATCAAGTCTCTACTAATGTGTCTGCTATCTTTGAGGACGAACAGTATTATTATATCACAAGTTCTAGCTATCCATCACATAAAATTCTAGATGGATCAACTGTTAATGAAACTACACTTGATCAGAAACTTCTTCGTATCATTAGGAAGCAAGCAACTAGAACTACAGAACAATATAAAACACCAAAGCGTGATGTAGGTATTGCATTAAACGGTGTTCCTTTCTACGGATATAAAGATCCAGAAAGTATAAGATTTGGTAAGTTAGAAGAGATTAAGGTTGACACCAGAGGAACTGGATACGTCACTCCTCCATTTGTTCTTGTAGATCAAGTTCCTAACAAAGCTAGAGCAGTTCTTACTGGTCAGGTTGTAGAAAGTATTA